GGCACACTTGACCAACTTATACAACCTGGTGTTGCTGAAAAGATAAATGGTTATTATGGTAGAACAACTGCTAAAGCATATAAAGTAACTGACAACTATATTGATGATGTATCAGCTAATAGAACTAACTATCAGCTAGAACCAGCGACAGTTATTAAAGATAACTATGACAATATAACTTTTTATAAAGACTACAATGACTACATAGGGCAACTTGGTGTATATGGCGCAAGCGTAGATAATCACAGTCGTTTAAACAGCCAAGAAACATATGCTTGGAATCCAAGCATAGATTGGGATAAGTTTGTAAACTTCCGCGAGTACTACTGGATGCCAAACGGTCCACTTAGTGTACAAGTTAGAGGACAGAGTAGAGATGTTGTTAGCACATACACTGTAACTACTGAAGACCAAGGCGATAATATTGCTTACATATTTAACGACGGATTAATACGTAACCCAGAATTAAATCTTTACCGAGGACAAACATACCGTTTTGAAATAGATGCCCCTGGACATCCTATGTCAATTGCTCTTAGTAGAACGTTTACTCCAGGTGCGACAGTTGACACTAATGTTAGTACATTGTATACTGACGGTATAACTGTGTATGACAAAGATGGTAATGTTACAACTCTTAGTTATATTGAAAAGGGAGCAATTGAATTTACTATTCCATCAAACGCTCCTGACGTACTATATTATATTAGTAAAAATGCTATCGATACAAGTAACTTTATTAAAATTTATGACATTGAAGAAAATACATTTCTTAATATCGGCGAAGATGTATTAGGTAAGAAAACTTATACTAGTGCAAACGGCGTTGCGTTATCTAACGGAATGAAAGTTAAATTCCAAGGCGATGTATTGCCTGCTGAATATAACACTAACGATTGGTATGTAGAAGGAGTCGGCGACAAAATTAAATTAATTAAAGATCAAGATTTAATTATTCCAGCTGCATACAGTGATATTAATCGTATAGCATTTGATGCTGATAACTTTGACACTATGCCATTTTCTGATGCAACTGCATATGCAACTAATAAAGACTACATTGTCATTAACCGCGCAACACCAGACAGAAACGCCTGGAGTCGCTACAACAGATGGCACCACAAAGATGTAATTTTAAAGAGTTTTGAACTTAATAATTTAACAAGAAATGTTAACGAAGAAAATAGAGCGAAACGTCCTATTATAGAATTTGAAGCAGGCTTAAAGCTACACAACTTTGGAGCATATGCTAAACAGGATGTTGACTTAATTGATACATTTACTACAGATGTGTTTAGTACTATTGAAGGACAAATAGGATATAATATTGACGGCATTAATCTTGCTGATAATATGCGAATTTTGTTCACAGCAGATACTGATGTACTAGTAAGCGGAAAAATATACCAAGTTAAATTTGTTAACATTGGAAATAACAGACAGCTTAGTTTAATTGAAACTAGTGATACATTACCTATTGATCTCGAAACAGTGTTAATTACACAAGGCGTAAAAAATGCAGGTAAGAGTTATCACTACCATAACGCTAAGTGGACTACTGCACAAGAAAAAACAACACGTAATCAAGCTCCTACATTTGAATTATGCGACATAAATGGTAACAACTACAGCAATGAAACTTATTATGGATCAACTACGTTTAACGGTACTAAGTTATTTTCATATGCTGTAGGCACAGGAACGGCAGACACTGAATTAGGATTTGCACTAGATTATAAGTCTATTAATAACTCAGGTGATATTGTATTTGATTTTAACTTACTGTCAGATACATTTACTTACCAAACAGATGATAATTTATACACACAAAAAATTAATGGCGGCTATTTAAAGAAATATAGTTCACTTACTAAATTTGCTTATGTAAATGGATTTAGTAGCAAGCCTACTATTAGTAAACAGTATGTTATAAACGAATATGCTGCAACTGCCATTCAGGTTAATAACTTTGAAATTAATGTCTACGATAACTCCAGTAGTATTGCAGATTTAAAAGTAGTTGTGTTTGTCAATAACAAATTACAATTAATAACTACTGATTACACAATTAACACAACTTCTGCAAATGCAGTTATTACATTTGTAAAAGATTTAGTAGCTGCTGATGTTATTAAAATTAAGACAGATAGTAAAGCTATTAAAAATTCTAATGGCTATTACGAGTTTCCGTATAACTTAGAACGCAATCCTCTAAACGATGATGTTAACCAATTCACACTTGGTGAAGTAATAGATCACGTTGATAGTATGCTAGAAGATATTCCAGGATATGCCGGTAGTTACTTAGGATCAAGTAACTTGCGTGATTTAGGTGACCTAGATGAATTTGGTAAACGCTTTGTTAAACACAGCGGACCAATTAACTTACCGCTATACCATGTAACTAATAAAGATTACAACATTGTAAAAGCGTTAAAATATTCTAAAAAAGAATATTCAAGATTTAAGAAGACTTTTTTAGACACTGCGGCAACATTAGGATATGACGGTCCTATTAAAGAACATGTTGACCTTATATTAAAAACAATTAATAGTGATAAATTAAAGTCGCAGCCTTTTTACTTCTCAGACATGCTGCCTGCTGGCGCATCTAATAAGATAGCGTATACTATATTAGATAAAAGAACAACAGAGTATCCAATTACTGGAACTTTTAATTTATCTAAACTGAGCGCAGCAAGCACAACTGTATATTTAAATGGTACACAGTTAACTTATTTGAAAGATTATAATTTTAATATTCCAGGATATGTTTCAATTAGTGCTGGACAAGTAGAAAACGATTTAATTGAAGTACACGAATATGATAATACTGATGGCAGCTTTATTGCTCCTACTCCAACTAAGTTAGGATTATTTCCAAAGTATTATCCTGAGCTAACTATTGACGATACTGTACTTGCTGTAGAGCCAACAACTACTGGCCCATTTAAAGTATATGGCGAAGACAGTGCAACTGGTACTAGAGGCTGGTTTTATCCTGTGTACACAGCTAAAAGTGCAGCAGGCGTAGGTACTGCATCGAAATCACATGTATTTACAGGAATGAATAAAATATTTTATATTCCTACAGCTGACGCAACACTTGGCGGCAATGACAATATCGAAGTTACTGAATACTCAGTTGGCGTTGCTTTTATTAAGGGCCATGACGGCAGCTATATTAAAGCGTATAAAGACTTTAGAGACGAGTTACTATTAGAACTAGAAAAAAGAATTTTTAATAATATTAAAGCAGAATATTCAACTGATAGGTTAGATGTTAATACCTTCATCGGGGGAGAATTTAGAGTTAATGAATTTACTAAAACTGAAATAGATAATACGTTGCTTGGTGATTTTACGCAGTGGTTGCAGCAAAATTTAAACAATCAAACTTATACAAACAATACGTTCTACGACAGAACTAATAATTGGACATTTAACTATCAGGATACTACTTCACCAGCCGGTAATATAAACCCGGGATTCTGGAGAGGCATGTATTCTAGAGCATTTGATACTGACCGTCCTCACAGCCATCCGTGGGAGATGCTTGGCATCTCTACTAAGCCATCTTGGTGGAACACAGTTTACGGACCTGCTCCGTACACTGGCGACAACTTAGTTTTGTGGAAAGACTTAGAAGTAGGTCGCATCGCAGATCCTCTTAATACTAGAATTGATCTCAACTATGCTCGCCCTGGATTAACTAACTGTATACCAGTTGATAGTAACGGTAAATTGCTATCGCCGATAAACAGTAAGTATGCTAAAGATTTCCAGATACAAAGTGCAACACAAAACTTTAAATTCGGCGATCATGCACCAATCGAAAATGCGTGGCGCAGAAGCTCCGAGTATCCGTTTGCTGTACTAACTGCAATGTTGTTAAATAAACCTGCTAAAACAATGGGCTTAGGATTTGATGTTTCTAGGATATCTAAGAATTTAGCAAATCAATGGGTTAACATAGATACAAATGCTCCTATTGTTATTAAAGATTTAACATTGCCAAACACATTTGATTCAGCTACACGAATTAATACAGCAGGGTTAGTAAACTACATTTATAACCTTGTAGCAAGTGATATATTATCAGTATATAAGAGTTATAAAACTGACTTGTCGCTAATTACTAACCAAATTGGTGTTAAGATTGCTGGATTTACTAGTAAAGAAAAGTTTAATTTGATACTAGACAGCAGATCACCAACTCAGTCTTTAACACAAGACGGTATATTTGTCCCACAAGAAAACTATCAAGTATTTTTAAATACAAGTAGTCCTACTGAACTAGCAATATACAGTGGTATTATTATAGAACGAGCTGAACTAGGTTATATTGTAAGAGGATACAATTCAGAAAAGCCATACTTTGAATATTATGAAGCACTAACTGGGTCGTCTGCAAATATTGTAACAGTTGGCGGCATATCTGAAAAGATAGTTCCTTGGGATACTAATACTGCCTACATTAGCGGTGAAGTAATATTGCATAATAATGCATATTACAGAGTTATTACTTCTTTTACTAGTGACACAACGTTTAACACTAACGATATAGTTAAGCTTCCTGCACTTCCTCTTACTGGCGGAAGAACAGCAGCATTTAAGAAAGATTTTAATACTGTATCCTTTAAAAGAGTCCAATATGGAACACGCTTTACTACAGCACAAGATGTCGTTGACTTTATTTTAGGCTACAGTGTAAGACAACAAGCGATGGGATTTAGTTTTGAAAATGTTATTGAAGGATCTAATGCAGTTGAAAACTGGAAGCAAGCAGCAAAGCAGTTCTTATTCTGGACAACACAAGGTTGGGCAAACAACTCACTGATTGCATTAAGTCCGGGCGCAAACTTATTAGAATTCCAAAAAGATTATGTTATAGTTGATAATATTAAAGACGATTTCTACGGATACAGTATTCTTAAAGCAGACGGTTTATTTTTAGATTCAGAATTTAATAGTCTGTTAAGAGATCAAAATAGTTTTGGTATCGAAACTATTGGCACTGACGAAGGCTTATACCATGTGTCTTTACCGTTAATACAAAAAGAACACGTTGTATTAATAGATAATACTACAGACTTTAACGACACAATTTATAATCCAAGCACAGGTTATAGACAAGAGCGAATCCGCGTTAACGGTTACAGATCTGATGATTGGAATGGCGGATTAAATATTCCAGGATTTGTATATGACGATGCAAGCTTTACAGATTGGACTCAGTGGAAAGATTATAAGATCGGCGATATTGTAAAGTACAAGCAATATTACTATGTGGCAACAATAAATGCTACAGGGTCACAGAACTTTAATTCAACTAACTGGTATCAGTTAAGTGAAAAGCCTGAGTCACAGTTAATGACTAACTTTGATTACAGAGTTACACAGTTTACGGACTTTTATGATTTAGATTCAGATAGCTTTGATACTGAGCAGCAAAAAATGGCACAGCATTTGATAGGTTATCAAAAGCGCCAGTACCTTGCTAACATTATTAATGATGATGTAAGTCAGTTTAAATTCTACAGAGGAGCAATTGCAGACAAAGGCACAATGAATGTGTTTACTAAACTGTTTGATGCACTTGGCAATACTGCTGATAACTTAGAATTTTACGAAGAATGGGCAATACAAGTTGGTCGTTATGGTGCAGTTGATGATGTTGAGCAAGTTGAATTTAACTTGCTGCAAGATGATATCCAAGAGTCTCCGCAAGCAGTTGAGCTTGTAAACGCTATACCTGAAACTAACTTTGATAAGATTTATAGAATTAAACCAAACGAAGTATTTGACAAGCCTGCAGGATATACTCACGCACCGTTTCCTACTAAGACACTAACTAATGAATATATTAGAACTGGCGGCTATACTAACGAAGACGATGTTGACTTTATTGTTGGCAATTTAGAAGACCTTGCAACTGTTGATACTAACCAAATTAGTTTAGGTGATACTATATGGGTAACTGACACAGACAATAAGAACTGGACAGTTATGCAACTAACACAAGGAACTGTTAATGTAGTTGGTGCAGACACAGTTGCTGCCACTTTTGCAGTTAACGGATTAAGTTTAGTAGAACTAACACTAGATAAGTGGGTAACTGGAATATTTGCAGCAGGCGACTACGTTGGCGTCCGTGGCGCACAAGAGTATAGTATTAATGGATTATATGAAGTTGATAATATTAATCTTAATAAAATACAAATAAGAGTTCCTATTGACAGCACCATTTCTTATTTTACAATTGAAGATAATAGAAGTTTTGCAATGTCTGCTCTAAGAACTATAAGAGTAAGTAATGTTGCAGGAATTAATGCTGCAACAAATCAAGATATTTATAGTAAACAGCGATTATGGATTGATACTTATAAGAGTGAATGGGCAGTATTAGAAAATAATTCTGTATATTTAAATTCTCAAGCAATTACAAATCCTTCAGATTATGACAGTACTGATCAAGGGTTTAGTGATAGTATTGCTGTAAACGAAAACAATACTAATGTTTTTGTATCAGCACCAAATGACTTAAACGGCAAAGTTTCAGTATACCGTAGAACAAGAGAACAGTCTAATTTATTATTAGACCAAGAAATTATTATAGATAATAATGACTTGTTTGCTATTGCAGATTCTGACTTTGGAAAAAGTGTTGCAGTATCACCGGACGGAGAATATCTTATTGTAGGTATTCCGCAAGCTAGTAATGTTAAGACTAAACTAACTTATAAAACAGACGCAAGCACAGGCGCAAGCACATTTGACTTCCAACCAAACGCTGTGTATACTAAAAATAACATTGTACGGTATAGAGAAAGTTTATGGAAAACTAATAGGTCGATACTTCCACAGATTGCAAATCAGCCATTTAGTACTTTTGATACATATGTAAATCTTGCAAGTGCAGCAGATTCTGATAGTACAACTTTAAACTTGTTAGTTGCAGGTGATGCAGGGTTGCCAGGAAATTCGACAACTCATATGTTAGTCCGCGCTCCTAAAGATATGTATATTGGCACAACAGCCGGCGATACAATTAACTTATTCTGGAACAGACGTAGTTACACGTATCCTACATTAGATACTTTTATTCCTTTTGAAGGCTTAATTCCAGAATTAACACCAGAGTTTATAAGTCAAGATCATACGATTGTTGAAAAAATTGACCATGTATTTTTTATTGACACTTTTGTATCATTACCAGTTGTGGGATCTATAGTAACAACTGATACAGGTAGTGCAGAAGTAGCATATGTAGGATCTCGTAGAGATAGTGCAGTTGTTTATGTTAAAAACACAAATGGTGTATTTAATGTTACTGGTGAAATGTTTATTAATGAATTAGATTTTGTAGGATTTTACACAGAAGAATCGACTTATGCTACTAGTACTGCCATAGATGGCTACTGGATGATTAGCACAGGATTTAGTTATTCGAATAATAGTGTCTATTATGATACCGGCCGAGGCTTGGTATATGCCGATGTTAAACTACAAGGATCAGTAAGAGCTCTTAACGAATACTATAACATTCAAGATACTGTTGGCGCAATTGGTGTATATGTAACTAACAAGAACCAAGCAAGTTACATCGAGCAATTATCATATCGAGGAGATCCTGCAGGTGCCGACGCACAAGATGGCGTTGAAAGAGATTTACCAAGTAATAAATGGGTAGCTAGAGTAGGTAAGACATTTAGTGATTATTTAACAATTGGTGAAACACAAGAGTTCCGTTTGTACAATCTTGAAAACAGAGTAATTGATGTTGCAAGCCCCGGATTTTCATATGATATTCTAAACAAGCAACAAACCGTTGTTGATCTATGGGACGGCTATATTGACTTTACATTAACAGAATTTGACTTTCAAGGATTTGCATTTGAACCACAAATTGGTGATATTCTTGAAGATGTGCAAACACCTCGAGACGGCGCAGGAGGCTTGGCATTAACAACAATTAGTACAAGTACTGCTGAAGTTGTGTTTATAAAACGTAACTTTAACGCTGTGAGAGTTTATCTAAAAATTGCAACAGGCAGCTGGATAGAACAATCAAATATTGGACGTTTCCAGCTTCGCAGAAAGGCAAGTGTTGCGTTACGTGGCGCGACAGATGCTGACCGTACAATTGGTACCATAACAGATATTAATAACAGCATTGTGCTAGGCACATCACTAGTCGGCAAATTAGTAGTATTCGAACATAGTAGTAACTTTAATATTGTTACCACACCAACAATTGTTGATGAAGAATATTGGTTCTTTGATGAAACTACAGAAGCAGGCGTCCAACGATTATCAAATCCTCCATATAGTTTAAACAAAGATTATACACAAGTATATAATATCCCTGCTGACGCAACAGGAACAAGTCCAACTGTAGCAAACGAAGGTGCTGTTGCAATTTACAGAAGATTAAATGACGGCACTTACAGATTCCAAAATGTATTAATATCAGAGTATAGAGCAGCAAATAGAAACTTTGGTGATAAAGTTGCAATAGTACAAACAGGAAACTTTTACACGCTATTAGTCAGTAGTAATAGTGACACTACTATACCAGTAACTGACTCAACAGGCAGAAGATCGCAGCCAGGCTCGATTGAAATATTCCGCCATGGCACAAAAGCAACTGACAGCTTTAAGGGCGAATACCAAATAACAGCATACGCAATTGGCGACATTGTAATATATAAAGACGATTATTATATTTGCCGCAAAGTAACAACAGTATCACAAAATGTTATAGTTGATCCAATATACTGGAATAAAATTAGCTGGCAGCACGGCAAAGATGCAAACTATCGCGGAACATTTAACAATACATACACTTATCGATCAGGTAATATAGTTGTACAAGGTAATGCACTATGGAAAGCAAAAACTAACATAGCAATTAATGCAGCAGTTCCAAGTGCATCAAATAACTCATGGTCAAGCGTTACAACTGATGTTGATTATGTAGGTTACTTGCCAAACTTAACTGCAAATGCATTCTATAATGAATCTGTATTTGATCCTATTGAAAATATAATAGAGTTTAGTAAGAGCTTCGATGTTAGTAGTGATGCGCAAGTACTGGTTGTGACTAGTACACAAACTGATAATACAAGTACAACAAATACAAAACTTGCAATTTATCGCGCAGTTGGAAACCAATTTCAGTTAGATCAAATAATAGCTGCACCAGATAATGTTACAGCATGGGCAGATAAAGTTGTATTAAATCCTGCAGGAACACAGATTGCAATTAGTTCAATGTTAGCTGATACAAATAAAGTTAATCAAGGCGTTGTGTATGTTTATACACAAGCAGCTGGTACATTTACTTTAACACAAACACTAACTCCACCAAATAACGAAGAAAGTGAAGGCTTTGGATTTGGCTTAGATTTTGGAACTGATAACTTAGTAGTATCAAGTTTAAACGGTGATCAAACAATTCCGACAACGTTTGACGTTGCTGTATTCACTGCAACTGAAGATACTACAACAACTTTTGATAGAGAGTTTACAAACTTTAGAAATATTAAACTCGACAAGGGCGTTGTTTATGTATACGAAACTATTGATAACAGTTTGATATATTCAGAGCAGTTTGTATATCCACTAACACAAACTACATTCGGCGAGAACATTTATGCTAACGGCAACCACGTTTATATTGGCATGCCAGATCAGCTAGTTGGCGCTGTAGAAGACGCAAGCGGCAATAAAGGACAGCTACTTGACTTTAGAAAAAATAAAAACACATTTGCATGGAACGCTATTAGCGAAGGCATTACCCCAGTAGATGTAGATAATATTCGAGGCATGTTCTTATACAACAAACGAGAAAACAGCATTGTAAGCTATATTGATTATATTGATCCAGTACAAGGTAAAATAGCTGGTCCAGCGGATCAAGAAATTACATTTAAAACTCCGTTTGATCCTGCTGTATATAACACAGGTAGCCTTTTAGATAATTCAGTTGATCCTAATAGAGCGTGGTGTGAGACACACGTTGGTCAAGTATGGTGGAATATTAATTCTGCTAAATTTGCTCATGCATACCAAGGTTCAACTACATTCCAGAAAAATAACTGGAATAAATTAACACCTGATGGTAGAATTGATGTATTTGAATGGGTACAAAGTAACTTTATTCCTAGTGTGTGGGATAGTATAGCAGATACTCCAGACGGACTTGCAGCTAAAATTAGTGGCACAAGTTTATTTGGCGATGAAAGGTATTCAACTAAAATAATATATAACGAAGTTAGTAAAACGTTTAACAATGTATATTACTTCTGGGTAGTTAATAAAGTTACTGTACCTATAATGGAAAACAGAAAGTTAAGTATCCGTGACGTTGCGGCACTTATTGAGAATCCAAGAACACAAGGTTATCCGTTTGTAAGTTTACTTTCAGATAGTAAGTTTGTACTTAATAACTTCGACACGTTTATTGATAGCAATGACTTAGTTTTAAACATTAAGTATTCAACAGGGCCTAAGAAAGTACAAAATGTACACAGCCAGTATAAACTAATATCAGATGGATTAGACACAAGTAAGCCTGATGCAGATATTGAACGCAAATGGTTTGATAGTTTAATTGGGTTCGACAGCAATAATAGAATTGTTCCAGATCCAACTATATCCGTTAAAAATCGTTATGGTGTACAAAATCGTCCAAGACAAAGTATGTTTGCTAATAGATTTGAAGCACTAAAACAGACTATTGAAAGAATAAATTTAAAGTTAGCTGAAAATCTTGTAGTTGACCAATATAACATTTCTAAATTAACTCAACTTGATGTTGCACCAACTGCAATATCACAAACTTATGATTTAGCAACAGACACATTGTCTGAACTTACATTTGTAAGTACAAACAAAATTACACCTGCTACACTAACGCCTGTAATTACTAATGGCAGAATATCAAGAATTAACATTACTGATGCAGGCAGAGGCTATAAAGTAGCTCCTAGCTTTAAGGTTAATGGTAAAGGTACTGGAGCAGAATTTAATATTACTATTAATAACCTAGGCCAAATTACTTCAGCTACTATTACTAATGCAGGCAGCGGATATGATGCAACTGCAAGTATTACTGTACGTCCATTTACTGTGTTAGTTAACGCAGACGAAAGTATACAAAACAAATGGGCATTGTATTCGTGGAACGGAACAGCATGGTATAGAAGAAAACTACAAAGTTACAATGTAGCATCGTATTGGAATTATACTGACTGGTATGCTACAGGGTATAATCAATTCTCAAATATTAACGACACTATAGCAGGTTCATATCAACTGCCTAGTCTAACAAATAAGATTGGTAATATTGTAAAAATTGAAACAGTAGGAACTGGCGGCTGGGTATTAATGATAAAAGTAGATAATCAAGATACTGAAGACTATACAATTAATTACGATACTATTGGACGTCAAAACGGCACACTCCAATTTAAAGATACGTTGTACGATTACAGTAAGAATACAGTAGGCTTTGACAACCGTAGCTTTGATAGTAATTTTTATGATAATAACCCAAGCGTAGAATTAAGAATTATACTCGAAGCTATTAGGGATAATATTTTTGTAGGCGAGTTAGAAGTTGAATATAATAATTTGTTTATGGCTGCATTGCGTTATGTAATGTCAGAACAGCAATCAGTTGATTGGATGTTTAAAACAAGTTTTGTTAAAGCAAAACATAACAGAGAAACATTAAGTCAAAAAGACATAACATTTAATAATGATAATCTTGCAAGCTACCAAGACTTTGTTGAAGAATTTAAACCTTACTCAACAAAGCTAAGAGAATTTGTTAGCGAATACAATGCAATAGATCCTACAAATAGTAGTGTTAGTGACTTTGATTTACCTCCAGTATATAATAGTATTACTAACACAATTGATCCGAGTAGAGCAATTATTGTAGACGGCACAATTAAAAGAGCAAACTTAGACACTACAAGTTATCCTAGAAAAAACTGGAATGATAATCATGGTTATCAAATAACTGGAATTAAAATAGGCAATGGCGGCAGCGGATTCACTTATGAACCTGTTGTTACTTTAATTGGCGGCAACGGAACAGGCGCAACAGCAAAAGCATATTTAGGCTATGGAAAAATTACTAATATTAAAGTAACAAATTCTGGTACAGGATATACAAGTGCGCCAACAGTTGTTATAACAGGCTCACAAACAGCAACCGGCACGCCTGCAATCGCAACTGCTGTTTTAGGTAACGGATTAGTAAGAAGTCCAAGTGTTAAAATTAAGTTTGACAGAACAAGTGGAACATTTACATTTACTACACTTTTAAAATCTGAAACATTCTCTGGCACAGGATTTGAAAATAGATTCTTCCTAGAGTGGCCAATGGATTTAGATACTAAAAAGGTTAGTGTATATGTAGATAATATTTTACAGCTACGCAGCAAATACACATTTGCGAATATCGAAAATACTGACAAAACTTATATTAGAGAGCAGGGTAAGGTATTATTCACAACTCCCCCAAAAGTAAATGCAGTTGTAAGAATAGACTATAATATCCCTTTAAGTATGCTAAGTGCTGAAGATAGAGTTAAATTTGCTTACAATCCAATTGCAGGAATGTACGGTAAAGACTTAGCACAGTTAATGACAGGCGTAGATTACGGTGGCGTTGAAGTACGTAGCTTTGACTTTGATGGTCCAGCTGGATTTGACACAGCTGGCTGGTATACAGATAATTGGGATGAGTTTGATAGTACTTTTGAAGATGAAGTATTTACAGCAGATGGCTCAACAATTGCAGTACAGTTAAGTGCTCCGCTAGTAGCCGGAGTTGTTTATAACCTTTATAAAAACGGTGTAAGAATTGACGATCCTAACTTTAGTTTAGGAACTGCAACTAATGTAAATGCTATTACAAATAGTATTACAGGCGATGGCGTAACCGACATAATATATGTACAAGACTTAGAAATAACTTTGTTAGACAACGATATATTTGTTGTAAGAAAATCAACAAGTGATGGTAGTGTTATTCCTGATACTAACAGTTATGATACTGCACTAAGCGGAGGAAACTTAGCTTACTCGACTGCAAAAGGTATTAGTGCAGAAGAAATTATTGTAGATGGTGACGGATTTGTTACTCCTACTACAAGTGGCGGTCCTGAAGAAGTAGTTCCTGGACAGATTCTTGACACATTAGACATTAAAGTGTTTACAAGAGATAGTGCAGGACAAGGAATTATTCATAGTCAAAGTTATACTATGGATAGTACATTAACTTACGACTTAGGTGTTACACCAAACAGTAAAGATGCAGTTATTGTAAAAGTTGCCAATGTTATATTACCACAAACTAACTATACAATTAATTGGATTAATAAAACTATAACATTAGACTCTGCAACTATTGGAGCAGAACTTAATATTGTAACAGTTGCACAAGGTACACAAAACATACTAGACTTTGGACAACTGTTTGGAGATGATTCAACTACTGATTTTGAAACAACAGTTGATTGGGAAGTAGGCACAAATGTTTATGCAAGCATTAATGGTGTGCAACAACCAGTTGTAGCATTTAAGTCAGAAACAACTCCTAAGACAGTTATTAGATTTGCAGAAGTTGTTGTTACTGGTGCAGTAGTTAATTACACTGTATTCGCAGCAGATACGCAAGTTAATTATAGTCAAATTACTAAAGATACATTTGCTGGCAACGGCACTGACACTGTGTTTACACTGGCAAATGCACCATTATATGCTATTCCTTCAGAACATAATATAATTGTTAAAGTAGACAATGCTATATTAAATGCAGGATATAATATACAGTATACAATCCCAGCAAGTAGCCAAAGAGAATTCCCAATGGAGATATTCCAAATCCCAGCAGGTAGTCTTGATGTTTCTGATGTTAAGGTATTCTTAAATGGGGCTTCAATTACAACTCCGCTACAATGGCGTTTTGAAATTGCAAACAGTAGTATTATACTTGCAGACGAAATTGGTGCTCCTGGCGACTTACTTGAAATGTATGTAATTACAGATGGAGATTACAGAATTGACGGAACTACTGTTACTTTAGATACTGCACCTGCAAATGGCGCAGTTGTTGAAGTAATTCAATTTACTAATCATGATTTACTAGGTCTCGAGCGTATTAATTATGAAGTAGTAACAAGAACTACTTTAATTGAAGCAGATGTTGATTATATTACATATAACAGATTAACAGTTGGCGAAATTGCTTTACGTAAGCCTGCTGTTGATGCACAGTATGTATGGGTAAGTGTAAACGGAGAGTTGCTAACGCCTAGCGTAGACTACTATGTAACTGATGATAAATTAAAAGTGCAGTTAGTTAGTCAGCCAGCAGCAAACGATGTCATAGACATTATTCACTTTACTGCACCAGTTAGTACATCTAAGTTTGCATATAGACAGTTCAAGGATATGTTAAACAGAACACACTTCAAGCGTTTAGATACTGCACCTGCTAAACTAGCACAAGATTTAAATTATTATGATTTAAGAATTGAATTAGACGATGCAAGTGAGTTAGCAGAACCAAACAAAGGACAAAATTTACCGGGTGTAATCTTTATTAACGGCGAACGTATTGAGTATTTTGTAAAACAACAAAATACATTGCGCCAGTTGCGTAGAGGAACATTGGGCACTGGTGTTAAATCGTCACACACAATTAATACCAAGGTGTACGATCAGAACATAAGTAAAACTGTTCCATATAAAGATCAAACTTTAGCTTATAATGTACCAAAAGCTACTGTAGACGGTCTTACAGCAACGTTTGAGATTGGCTACCCAGTAGCATCGATTAATGAGATTGAAGTGTTTGCGGCAGGTGTACGTATGCGTAAGACTACGTTAGATGTGTTTAACCCTGTAACAGCATTAGATAGTCCAGAAGGAGATGCTATAGTTGTAGCAGACTTTACATTTGATGCTAATACTAATGCAATTACATTACTAGCAACACCTGCAGAGAATACAAGAGTAACAGTAGTGAAAAAAGTGGGCCAAAGTTGGACTACAAACGGTACATCATTAGGTGATACAGAAAATAGCATTGCAAGATTCTTACGTGCCGGAACATCTGAGCTACCTGAATAAATACAGTATAGGAAAAAACATATGAGCGATAACATGCAAGACACAAACGGAGTATTAGTTCAGGGACATATTAAGATATTTGACCCTGAATCACAAAAGGTATACATTGACAAGCGCAATGCAATTCACTATGAAAATATGAGTATTGCACTTGCTGAAAGTTTGAGCAATGCTGGCGCAGGATTTATATATGAAATGAGCTTTGGAAACGGCGGCACGAGCGTTGATCCAACTGGTATTATCACGTATCTAACACCTAATAGCACAGGAACAAATGCAAGTCTATACAACCAAACCTATACTAAGGTTGTTGATGACAGAAGCGTAAACAACACTGATCCTGCAAGAAATAAGCTAGAAACTAGGCATGTTAGCGGAACAAATTATACTGATATTGTTGTAAGTTGCTTACTTGATTACGGTGAGCCTAACGGCCAAGATGCATTTGATACTGCAAGTGCAACAGACAGTCCGTATGTTTTTGACGAATTAGGCTTGCGTAGTTATAGTGCTTCTGGCACAGGAAGATTAATGACGCATGTTATTTTTCACCCAGTACAAAAGTCACTTAACAGATTAATACAAATTGACTACACTGTACGTGTACAAAGTTTGGCAGGGTAAGGGATAAAATATGCCATATATAATAAATTACACTGACACTGTTAATAAAGGTACAATAGTTGTTGCAGATAATACACTCAACAGTGAAACTACTTTAAGTTTTCCAGGTAGAGGAACAACAGCATACGGTCAAGCAGTAAATGAAAACTTTCTGCACATATTAGAAAATTTTGCAAATACTACTGCCCCGTTACGTCCAGTAGAAGGACAACTTTGGTATGACTCTACGCAAGGCGTAGATCAGCTTAAAGTATATGATGGCACAAATTGGGTTGCTAGTGGCGGACTTAAAAAAGCTAGTGCAGCACCTGCTGTAGCAAACAGTAGTGCAGGTGACTTGTGGGTTAACACAGAAAGTCAGCAGCTATATTTGTTTACAGGCAGTGCTTGGGTATTAGTAGGCCCGGACTTTAGTGACGGACTATTAACTGGAGCTACAGCACAAGCAATTGTAGGCACAGATGACATAACTTATAATGTATTATCAATTAGAGTTGAAGACCAGCCAGTAATTATTATTAGTAGCCAAAGTTTCATTCCAAAGGTGTCGATTAAAGGTTTTAGAACTGGAATTAATCCTGGCATGAATATTGCTGATGAAGCAATTATTGGCGTACAAGCACTAAAATATTACGGAACTGCTGAAAAAGCAGAAGCGTTAGTAGTTGGCAACGTATCAATTGCAGCAAGTAACTTTTTAAGAGGTAACGCTGCAAGTAGTACAGATTATCAATTAAGTGTTAAGAGTAACGATGGCATTAAAATTGGTACAGGCGGACAGTTAAGTTTAGGCATTGATGGCGAAACTGGTGTTATACAACATAACACAAGCGGATCGAGTATTGATGTTAGGATGCGTAATGGCAATCTAACTCCTACTATTATAAGTATTAATAGTAGCGGCAATGTTGGATTTAATAACCCTGCTCCAGAACAAGCAGTTGATGTTAAAGGTAACATTAAGATATCTCCTAAGACAGGAGAAGCTGAAACAGGTATATTACAGCTTACTAGTACTGAAAATTCTACATCAATTGGCACCGGCAGTATTACAACAACAGGAGGCATTGGTATTGCACTTAATGCGTATGTCGGCGGCAACGTAGACATAAACGGCATATTACAAACAGGCAATATTGCTCCTGATTCAAACAGTACAAGAAACATTGGCACATCAATTAACAAATATGCAGAAATACATTCTACAACATTCTTTGGAAATATCCAAGGCAACGTAAGCGGCACAGTTAGCGGAAGAGCAGGCAGCGCAGACAGACTAGCAAGTGCTACAACTTTTACACTAAGCGGTGATGTTGCTCCAAATAGCTTTGAGTTTGACGGGCAAACTGGCGGAAGCACAAAGACTTTTGCTATAAGTATTGCTGATAGCTTTATTAGTAACAAGACTGTTACTTACGATGCAGGCAATGCAGACGAATTACTACTAAACGTAACTACAGGATCAACAGGTGTTCGCAGAATTACAAAACGTAACTTCTTAAAAACAATTCCACTGGTACCAGCAGGCGCAATGATGCCATTTGGTGGAGTAGAAGCCCCAAATGGATGGTTGTTATGTGACGGTAGTGAAATTGCTAAGTCTGATTACAACGAATTATGGTTAGCGATCTCGCATAACTTTAAAGATGCTAGTTTAGTTAGTGACAATGGCGTTGCTAGATTTACATTGCCAGACTTTAGAGGCAGATTTGCACTAGGTCTTGACAATATGGGCGGCCCAAGCGCAAACAGAGTTGCAAATATTGCTGCTGATGCTATAGGCGGAAACGCAGGAGCAGAAACTAAGACGATAGGCACTGACAATTTGCCAGAACACGAACATGATTTAGAAGGCGCTAGTGGCACACAGTTTTACGGTGTTAGAGTTGGAGCTGGAGAGCCAGTCGACGACAATGCAATTTCACTACCGATTGAACCTGGACTAGGCGGAACACAAGGCATTGCATCGAGTGGAGGAATCAAAACAGATGCGACACTAGGTGCGCCTATAGATGTTATGAATCCATTCTTAGCAGTTAATTATATTATCTATACTGGAGTATAACATGAGTTATCAACTAAACAAAACAGACGGCACATTGCTACTAGACTTAATTGACGGGCAAATTGATACAGCTAGTACAAACCTTACATTAGTTGGTAGAAACTATACGGGTTACGGTGAATATTTTAACGAAAACTTTATTAAATTACTAGAAAATTTTAGCAATACTGCCGCACCCAGCAATCCACTAACAGGACAACTATGGTGGAATAGCTCAGATCAAAGATTACAAGTATACGACGGATCAGTCTGGAAGTCAAGTGGCGGCCCAATTGTACAAAACACTCGTCCTCAAATGGTTGCAGGCGATTTATGGATTGATAATCTAAATAACCAAGTTTATGCATTTGATGGTACAGATTTAATGCTAATGGGCCCACAGTACTCAGAAACACAGGGTAAAAGTGGCTTTGAAATTGGTAGTATACTTGACTCGCAGAGTAGATCACGTACCGTCACAAATTTATATGTAGGCGGAACACTTACAGCCGTAATTAGTAGTATTGAGTTTACTCCAATTTATGCACAACGAGTAATAGGATTAGTTACAGCAGCAAATCCAGATGGCATTATTTACATTGGTATGAATATTATTGATACTGCTAACTTTAAATACAGAGGCATTGCAGATTCTGCAAACGCACTTGTTACAGCAGGCGGCGTAGTTAGAGGCGCGGACAGTTTCCTTCCATCAACAGCAAGTGGCATTACAACT